AGACAGAAAAGCAAAGGAAGCGGTGGAAGCCCATTATCAGCATACTAGAGAACGTGAAGCAGACGTAACATCACATGCGTGGGAACAGTATAAATCAAGGCAGCAAAGGAAATTTAATGAATGGTATGGTGTTAATAAAGCAAAAAGCACCGGCAAAGAAGCCGATGTCCCATTCTAGGAGGCTCACATGACCGCGCACACGCTCTATTTACAGCCCGATTCATGGGACATTACGCTCGACAGTTCCGGCAGGATCGCCCGTTCGACGCAGGCGTATGCAATCGCGCAGAACGTCGCGAATGCCGTCCGTCTGTTTACGGGCGAAGCGTTTTTCGCGCAAGATGAGGGCATCCCGCATTTTGACATTGAGCTTGGCAAGACGCGCCCCGCTTTGTCTGTTCTCCGCGCCCGTATGCGCGAGGCGGCGCTGAACGTTGCGGGCGTGCTCGATGCACAGATCACGCTCGACGACGTGCAAGACCGCAAGTTGACGGGCGAAATTCTGCTGACCGTCGCCGACGGCGACAAGAGCAGTAAGATCACGCTCACACTCTAGGAGGTGAGATCATGGCTGTAATATTTGACCCAGGCACGGGCTTGACCGTGGACAGCGCCGCCGACGTGCTGGCGCAGATTGAAGCGGACTGGCAAAACGCCTTTTCCGGCGGCGGTCTCCCGCCGCTTGACGTCGACCCGGCCACGCCCGCCGGTCAGCTGATCGCCACGCAGGCCGCGCTTGTGCAGGCGAAAGACAGCGAAATTCTTTTTCTCGCGCAGCAGTTCAATCCCGAGACCGCCGAAGGGCGCTGGCAAGACGCGCTTGGCAAAATTTATTTCCTGACGCGAAAGACCGCCGAAAGCACTGTTGTGACGTGTGCCTGTGGCGGTCTTTATAATACCGTCATCCCGGCGGGTAGCATCGTGCAGAGCGCCGACGGCTATCAGCTGGCGAGTATCGACGATGCGACGATCCCCGCGAGTGGAACGGTGAACGTAGAATTCGCCGTCACCGAGACCGGCCCCGTAGAAATCCCCGCCGGTTCGGTTACGAAGATCATCACCGTTATTCCCGGCTGGGACACGGTGACGAATGCGGCGGCGGGCGTACTCGGGCGCGACGAGGAAACGCGCACGGAGTTCGAGACGCGCCGCTATAACTCAGTCGCCGCGAATGCGCAGGGCAGCGTTCTGGCGATTCAGGGCGCTATCGCGCAGGTCGACGGCGTTCTCGACTGCGTTGTGATGGAGAACTCGACAAATGAACAGATCACCGTCCACGGCGTGACCATCGACCCGCACAGCATCTGCGCGAGCGTCTACGGCGGCGACGGTACAGACATTGCCGAAGCGATCTACCGTCGGAAAGACGCCGGGTGCGGAACGACAGGAAACACTGCCGTTTCTTACGTTGACGCCGATTACAATAACGCCGTCTATACATACAACATTCTCAGGCCGACGCCGACGGCTGTGAAAATGACCGTCACGATCAAGCAGACAGACGCCACGCCCGCCAGCATCGCGGAGGATATTAAAACTGCGCTTGTCGCCGATTTTTACGGACAGGGAAGTAACGCCCGCGTCAGTACGGCGGCGACTCTGTATGCTTCGCGATTTTATCCTGTCGTCATCGCGGCGGGTGTCTCGGATTTTGTCAGCCTTGAGATCGCGCTTGGCTCCGGCTCGCTTGCGTCGTATATCGACATTGACGCGGATCAAGAGCCGACTCTCAGCGAAGACGATATAACCGTGGTGATTCAGTCATGACCGCACGTCGTGATTTTATCGAGCTGGAAGAAACGACGATCCTCAGTCAGTACAGCGCCAGCCCGCGCATTCTCGCGCTTGCGCGAGGCTTCGCGCTTAGACTCGACCCCGCGCCGGATATAGACTTGTTCTTCGAAAAAGTCTTTGACATCGAAACCGCGCAAGGTTGGGGCTTGGACAACTGGGGCAGGATTCTGGGCGTTCCGCGCGGCGTGCAGGTCGCGACAGTCGACTGGTTCGGTTACTACGGAAGCGGCTTGCAACCGTGGAACAATGCGCCGTTCTTTAACCCTGCACAGGCGACGAACAACTTCCCGCTGACGGACGAGGCGTATAGAAAGTTGCTGATGTATAAAGCCGCCGCGAATATCGGTTCAGCAGACGCGGCGACGATCAACAGATTGCTGAAACAGATTTTTCCGAGTACGTTTGACCATATCGTAGATAACGGCGACATGAGCATCCGCGCCGTGTTCAATGACTACCTACAGCCCGTCGAAATCGGCATCCTCAACACTTACGGCGCATTAAACAAAGGCGCTGGCGTCCAGTGGATATATTTGAGCGTCAATCCTGATGAAGTATTCGGCTTTGACAACAGCGGCTTTCAGCCGTTCGATCAGGGCGTGTTCATCCCGTATTCAATCGTTATTCTGTGAGGTGATTTTATTTGCCACAGCCTAATAAAATCCCGCTGGCATTCGCGGCCAGCGGCGACAAGAACACAATTCCAGAGAGCACGGAAACAACCGGGCTTGCGTCATGGCGCGAGGGTTTCCCGGCGATCACGTCCGCGCCCTTTTCTGAGGGCGGCATAGCGCCGAAGCGTGCCGATTTTAACGGCATTTTTAATGCCTTGAGTCAAGCCGTCATGTGGATGCAACAGGGCGGCGTGTACGCTTACGACGTAAACACGGATTATGAGGCCGGGAACGTCGTTCTCGACGCTGGCGGGCTGTACGTTGCCAACTCCGCAAACGGCCCCTCGTCCACAGTTGTACAGCCGTCAACGGACACGACCAGCGCGACGTGGAAGCTTGTGCGGCTTGATCTTGCGACGCAGAACGGTGCCGGATATATGAGCGCGAATGATAAAAAGCTTGTAGATAAAATTCCAGACCTCGGCACGTTTAGTCGTATGTTTTATAGCCAGACTTCCGGTAACTACGTCGCTCCCCGTACAGGCGTTTACAAAATTACAATCAAAGGCGGCGGCGGCGGTGGCGGCGGTGGCCTTAATTCTAATAATTATACAATTGGTGGCAGTGGTGGAGAAGGTTTGACACTTGTTTTTTATAAAACTCTGGTTGCCAATCAAACCTATCCGTATGTTATCGGCGCAGGCGGCACGGCTGGTATAAGCGACTCCTCGGACCCCATAGCAGGAGGTAATGGCGGCACGACAAATTTCAATAATGAATATTCGTGTGGCGGTGGCTACGGGGGGAATACTGCGGGGAACCGAGCGGGGTACGGCGCGAGTGAGTTTACTGTTCCAACGGGCGCGGAATATTATGTTAAATATGGAATAAATGGGTTCCCCGGGATGATGATAAATGTCTCGGGCGCACGGATAGGACAACCCCCCGGAGCCGGTTCTGGCGGCACTCAAAATTCGGCTGGGAGCGCCGGTGGCGGCGGCGGCGGTGGTGGCGGCAGTGGAGCAGATAAAACCGCTCGCGCTGGTGGCAACGGATACATTTTAATCGAATACCAAGGGTGATGATATGTCGATATTTTTTAGTCCCGTTGGGAATCCAGAAGTCTGGGCAGATAAGCCCGCCGGGTATTACACGCCAGAAGAGTGGGCGGCGTTGCACCCGCCCCACGCGCTGACGCTCGACGATTTAAAAGAGCGTAAAAAAACAGAAATCGCATCGGCGCGATATGAAGCTGAAACTGCGGGAACTACGGTCAACGGCATAGCTATTGACACGGGGCGCGATAGTCAAGCATTGATTACTGGCGCGGCGCTGGCGGCGATGCTCGATGAGGCGTATTCGCTCAACTGGAAGACCGAAAACGGCTTTATTCACTTGACCACTCCCGAAATCATCGCAGTCGCGCAAGCTGTCCGCGCTCACGTTCAGGCGTGCTTCGATCGCGAGGCAAAACTGTGCGCTCTTGTCGATGCGGCAGAGACCCCGGAAGACCTTGACGAGATCATTATTTCGTGGCCGGTTTAATCAATAGCAATCAAGCCCCGCACAACGCGGGGCTCTTTATTTTATGGAGGTGATTATCATGCCGGAACCTTCGAAAATCCCGCAAGCGTGGGCGGCTGACGGGGATTATAACATCATACCAACGGCCAACCCCGGAACGGGCTTGTGTTCGTGGCCGCTTGGCTTCCCGAC